GATGATTATAGAAATGTGTGGAGACTTGCCACGCATAGAACTATTTGCCCGACAGAAAGTAGAAGGCTGGGACTGCTGGGGCAATGAAGTAGAGTCGGATATAGAATTATGACGAAAGGTAAGACCGAAGCGGAAAAAGCTGCGGGTAAGACGACCTGGCAGCAACATCAAGCCAAAGTGGTTGACCTGTTCTTCAAGGGCTATACGAGAGCCAGGATTGTTAAGACTACCGGCTACGAGCCGAAGGAAGTTGACCACGCCCTGAAGCTCCTGCATAAGAGCCTGTCGGGTCAGGCTGAGAAGGCGCTTGAATACCGCCGAAAGCTCGTGCTCTCCAAGATACAACTGGTGCAGGTTACAGGCTGGGAAATAGCCGAGAAAGCAGGGGTGGAAGATACCGCTAAGGTCTCGGCGCTAAGGCTTGTCAAGGATGCTATTAAGGTGGAGGGGGATATTTTAGGCGTGACAAAGGATAAATCACCTGCCTCTGCCGACAAGCAAGCTGATAAATTACGCAAGGACATGAAGGACGCTGAGAAGAAGTCTAGGACTGACGAAGAGACTGCAGAGGCAGGCGAGGGCGAAGAGACGGAAGAAGTAATCACCCCGCTTCCGGACTTCCTGATAAGGGGGCGACAGAGATAATGCCTAGCCCTGAAGCAATAGATTTAATGCTTGACCACATGGGTTTTATGGAGTTGGAGCAGTTTCTAAAGCTGAGTGATGAAAAGAAAGCAACACAACTGGCAAAACTCCCAGAAATGGTGGCGATTCTAAATGATGGTCACAAGGTTATTCTGATTAAAGGTGGCTGGCGCTCTGGTAAAAGCACACTCGCAACGGCTTACCTCATGACAAGGTTCTGGGAAGGTGAGCGATACGCCATCGTGGGCGTTGATTACGAACTCTGTAAAGAGGAATTTGTTTATATCAGAGAATGGGCGGAAAAACTTAACATATTGACTTATTGTCGGGAACGTGAGCGAGACCAATGTATTCTGGAGTTATCTCGTGGGTCTGGGCTACCACCTGCTAGGATAGAAACCAAGTCGGCTAAATATCCGAGGCGTATTGCTGCCGTGCCGTATGACGGGATGATACTCTGTGAGGCAGCGCAGATGGACTCTGAGATATTAGAAATCGCTCAAGGTCGGACAGCGCAGACCGATGGCTGGATAATACTGGCTGGGACGCTTGAGCTTTCTACCGACTGGTATGCCAATAAAGCCGAAGAGTATGAGATACCCGACAATGCTGATAGGGGCGTGGCATACAGCCTACCGTCATGGGTAAATTTATCAGCATTTCCTGGTGGGAAAGATAACCCTAAACTTCTCGCCCGTGAGTTATCGCTAGGACATGACCGCTTTATGGAGCGATACGGCGGGGAGACGATTAGACCGCATGACCTCGTAATCAAGGAGTTCAGACCGAACATTCACACTGGCAGGTACCCCGTCAGGGACGGCTATCCGATTGAGGTCTGGGTTGACCCAGGCTATTATCCAAGCTGCTATGCTGTGGAGTTCAGGCAAATCATAGATGATGATGTCTATATCGTTGACGAGATATTCCAGCAGAGGCTAGTAACCAGCCAGATATGCAAGATGGTCATGGATAAGCCCTACTTTCACAGGATTGAGGGCGGGGTTATTGATATAGCCGGCACCCGTCATGCCGGTGCTGCCCTTCCAGCAGCTAAGGAATGGCTACAGCTTACCAAGATAAAGCTCAGGGCGAAGAAAATCCCGATAGAGGACGGGATTGACAGGCTCAGGAGCTTCTTGCTCCCCGACCCGATACATGGCAAGCCAAGACTGCACATTGACAAGAAATGCAGGGGCATTATCAGCGAGTGCGGTGGCTGTAAATCTCCCTATGAAGAAGAAGGGCACGGCTCGTGGCGCTATAAGTCAACGGGCAAGCCTGACGAAAAGAACTGTGATGGTCTCAAAGCCGTGATATACGGAATAGCCGATGAGTTCGGGCTGTTCCCGAAGCAGAAAGGGAAAGGGGTATCTTACCCGGAAACGGTAACTGCTTAGGAGTGTTCTATGATCACACCTGGTGAAATTAAAAGAGAAGGGACACACATTAAATTGCTCCAATGGCAATTAAAGCAGGGGGTGCTAAAATTATAAAGAATTATACCGAGCTTAAAAACGCCGTTAGCGCTAGGGGGGCTAGGTGGGGTGTGAGCGGGACATGGATAAACCGCTTCAGGAAGTTGCGGAGTCTGCAAACGACAGCCCAACAGTTCTTTGATATGAATTATCAAATTACTGTTTATAAGAAGTCGGAGGCAATTAAGCTCCCTACTGCCCGTCAGATGGTAGCGACCTTTTTAAGCCACATGCCCTTGACCAACCCTATTGTCAAAGTTACGCCGTTCAAGGCGACAGCACCGAATGAGAAGAGGGCTGAGAAGCAGCAGGCATATTTCCAAGCCCTGCTACTCCACGAATTACAGCAATCAGAGCCACCCCTGATTGACGCTGCTAGGGATATAGGCATCAGGGGTGAGGCGTTTCTGAAGGCTATCTATGATGTCGGCGTAACCAATAACCTCCCCAAGAAGTTGAAGGATGAATCAGAGGCTAGTTACAAAGACAGGAAGCTAGAATATCTGATTGAGAATAACCCGATACTTGTTACCTGTCCTGATCCCATGACCTGCTACCCCTCCGTTGACCATCTGAACTGCCGTCCACTGGAAATGATTGAGGTCTATACAGTCTATGCCGGTGAGATAAGGCGCATCTGGGGTAAGGACGAATGGGAGTCAACTAAGAAGGACAATGAATTAGTCGTCTTCATAGAATACCACAATGATGACAAACGCTGTTTCCTTGCTGATGGCAAGTTCGTGACCAACAAATTTGAGCCGAACCCATACAACAGAGTGCCGTATCTCCACGTCTATTCTGGCTGGGGGCACAGGACAAAAGATAATAAGCCAGAGGATAGAGCCATCAGCATGATATTTGAGGCTGAGAATGCTATCAAGGAGCAGAGCCGTTTCCGCTCATACCTTGATAAGTCGTTAGCCTTCGCCTCCAACCCCGTTGTCAGGACGTCAAAGGCACAGAGCGAGTTCCCCGAAAGTGGGCTGGTGGTTACTCCCGGCATGGTTTTATATGGTGAGGAAACGCTAGATGTTCTTTGGGCGGCATCCTCTCTTCCCGCTGGTATTATGCAGGCTATAATGCTCAGCGAGCAGGAAATAAACAAGGGTCAGGCTTCAGTATTGCGTGGCGACATGCCCCGTGGGGTAGAAGCCGGATATGCTGCTGCGCTGATGATAGGCGAAGCACGGCTTAAATTCGGCATACCCTTAGAGAACCTGAAAGCGCTGTGCGCCAGGACACTGGAACTGGTCAGGCACTTGATAAGGACATCAGATGAAGAACTGGCGCTCTGGTCAAAGGGCAAGGCGCTCACCCTCAGCCCGCAGGATTGCGAAGGCGCTTTCAGGATTGAGGTTGACTTTGAGTCAACTTCCAAACAGCAGCAGATACAAGAGGCTGTCGGAGTGCAAAGATTGCGTCAAGGTGGCTCAATTTCGTTACAAACAGAGTTAGAACTAAATCCCCTTATCCCGGATGCTAGAAAGGAAAGGATACGAATAGAAGTTGAATCCTTATCAAAGCATCCAGCAATACAAAGAATTAAGGCGATTAAGGCAATACGGGCTAAAGAGGGAGAGGAAGCTGCCAAGGCTGTAGCTGAAGCGATGGAGGAAGGTGAGGCTGGCGCAGAAAGGAAAGCCCTTTCTAGCGGTATCCCTCCCGGTGGTGGGGGGGAGTCAGAGTTACCCGAAGATGTGCTCGCATCTGCTATAAGTCGTAGGGGCAGAGCCAAACAAGGCGCTGGTGAAACTGAGGTAAGCGTATAAGAGGGTCTATTCAAGCATCCGAGGTTGCTTTAATTTTTCAATATCCTCTTTCTTGACTAGGCGTTTACGCTTATCAAGGGGGTCAATATAACTGGGCAAAATACCTTGCTTAACAAGGAGACTACTATCGCAAGAATCACTAAGGCTGGTCAACAAGAGCCTGAAAAAGAGACTTGGCAAAACCGATTATATCTGGGAGATAATCTCAAAGTCTTACAGAGTTTACTTGAAGACCCATCAGTATGCGGGCAGGTTCGGTTAGTTTATATTGACCCTCCTTTCGGGACAGGTCAATCCTTTACTGTGTCTTCTGGTCGCAATGCTACTATCAGCCGTTCCGCAAATGGCTCTTCTGCTTATCACGACAAACTCACGGGTATTGATTATCTTGAGTTTCTACGCCCACGCTTGGAACTGTTAAAGCAACTGATGGCTGATGATGGTTCTTTATATCTGCATATCGATACCAAGATAGGGCACTATGTTAAGGTGCTTCTTGATGATGTGTTTGGTATTGAGAATTTCAGGAGTGATATTACTAGAATCAAGAGTAATCCTAAGAACTTTAATCAGAACGGATATTCTAATTTTAAGGATACCATTCTTTTTTACACCAAACAAGACAGTTTTGTTTGGCATCAACCCCGTGAACCTTATCTAGAAGCAGATTTAATAAGGCTATTCCCTAAAATAGACAGTGAAGGTAGACGATATGCGACTACACCACTCCACGCACCAGGTGAAACACAGAATGGTGCCACAGGACAGGAATGGAGGGGGTTACTACCGCCAAAAGGTCGTCACTGGCGCTATCCACCGTCTGAGTTTGATATACTTGATAGTCGGGGGTTGATAGAATGGTCATCAACGGGGAATCCGAGAAAAATAATCTATGCAGATGAAGCAACTGAAAGAGGTAAACTATTACAGGATGTATGGGTATTCAAAGATCCTCAATATACCCGTTACCCCACTGAAAAGAACTTGGATATGCTTAAAGTGATTATCGGAGCATCAAGCAATCCAGGCGATATAGTAATGGATTGCTTTTGTGGTTCGGGGGGGACTTTGGTGGCTGCTGAGGAAATGGGAAGATGCTGGATAGGTATAGATGAGTCAAAGCTAGCAATAGATATTTCACGGAAACGGCTAAATGTAAGGGAAGTTTTGACAGTATGAACGAATGGTCAACAAGAACCTTAGACTTGGTTAACAATCAAG